TACCAAAGAATCTTATTAAGTTCTCGTTCATATGTTGTAGCTTCATGTCGGCCAGTATTAAAACAAAAAGCGCATTTGAAAATAGTTCCTTGAGAAAAGTTCATAGCCTTGGTTTCTATTACATCTTGTGCGCCTTTCCAAGCTGGGTCAAAATCATAATAATCCGTAGAGCCTCCGTTGTTGTTACTGTTAGTTGGCATTGTTAAATCTCCATGATGGTCGTCTGGGAAAATTCCATTTCTTCATCCAATAGGCGCAAGCGTTATCTGATATGCCGAGTTCTTTGGATATTGTTAGTAATGACTTTTTGAGAATATAATAACTGACGTACATATATTCAGATACGTAGGTGTATTTAAGAGAAGTTATTATTTTATAGAGTTCGTCCGGATAACAGAAACGCATATTGGAATCGATGGTCTTGAAGTTAATGACTTGCCACATATTGAGGTTCCTTAGATTATCCCTCTGTTGATTAGTTCATAATAACATTTGCGTGTCGCCTGGATATCAGCCATGGCATCATGGGCATTTGCAAAGTCAGTTTCAAAGAGCTTGAAGTAAAGTTCACTAAGCTTTGGTACTTTCTTATGGCCCTTGATGTTTCGAGCATCGACATAAGTTTTGACAGCCGGTGTTTTCATGGTACAGAAATTTGGATATTCAATGTAAAAGCGCGAACGATGTTCATCGGTTAGTTCTTCCAGGTTACGCTGCATCATTTGATATACGAAGGGCCAATCGAAATCAAAGTTATGACATACGATTGTTGGGGTTAGCATAAGGAGTTCTGCGAAATCGGCACAAGCAGTTTCTTCAAGGACACCTTCAAGGTCTGCGCGCTCAGTTGATATGCCGTGAATTTCCTGGGCATGGTAGTTTATGGATCGGCCATTGGCCTGGATGAGGATGTTAAGTTCCGCATGGATGGATTCGAAGTCAGAGAGAATAGCTCCAATCTGGACGCACCAAGCCTGGTTGGGATCATCGAAGCTGGTTTTCTTACTCATGAAGCCGCTGGTTTCTGTATCGAAGAAAAGTGTTGGCTGGGTTAGGCGGATGTCGATAGGTTGATCGGTCATTGGATAGGTCTCCTTTAAAGGTTAGTCATTTGTTGATAAAGAGTCTCAGTCAGATACTTTGACCCTTTGGATTTATTTGTCTTTTGAATTGACTCATACATCAAAGTTGTTGTTGATTGTTCTGCTTTGACTTGTCCGGATTGTTCAGCCATTTCCATTAGGTTACGTAACTCCTGGGTGTTGTTAATGTCAAGATGAACATGACGAAGAACTTCGTTCCAGGAGAACTGATCGTGGGTTTCAATATATGACATTATCTTCGCATATACATTTGATTGTGTTGCCATTCCGAGACCATGAAATGCGTTTGGCATTTCCTTTTCGGTGGCTTCAAGAATGGCCAGTGACTTTTCAAAGTGCCGGTCATGAAGTTCCATTGATGAGTCTTCCGAGGCTGAGACAACCATACAGATTTTGTTCAAGTGCAAGGCACGACGAGAATTATAGCCTAGGAATTTGTCATTTGAGACTCCATCAGCAGATGAACCATTTTCATACCAGCGCGCATAAGAACGGAGAAAGGAGTTGCAAAGCTTGAATGGTCCACTAAGGTTAGCGATTTGCTGTAGGTCTTCGTTGAGAGCTTTCTTAAGGTTCTCTTCTTCTTCGGTTAGGAACGGGAGTGCGATTCGTCTGATCGGTCCGTATCCGACAACGAAAATTATACGACTCAAGAGACCACCTCCAACGGCGTCTTGTGAAAGTTTTGATTGAAGTAGTGATGGAGTTATTGCCCCAATGATGGTAAGCCAACAGTTAGAGATGTCCTCGGTCTTGCGTTTGAGCGTTGTGTATTTCCAGCTATCCGCGCAATCGAAAAGATCAGTCAATGCTCCGACCAGCGTTAAGTCTCGGTCGGATAGAAAAACTTGGAATTCTTCTGACCAGATTGACAGGCTCTTGTATTTGCAAGCCAGACCACCAGAGTTTATATAATGATCTTCTGAGTTCATGATTTCTGCATAAAGTGCCTGCGTTGAACCAAGAGAGTCAGAGCCCATAGGAATCTCGAGAAGTTCAACCATCTTTTTTGCGGTCTTCATTGCTGTTCCTTTACGGCCGCCGGGAGGACCAACCAGCGAGACATAAAGGTTTGGATAGATGTAGCCACGAGATCCCCAATTGCAAAAGCACTTTCTGCGCAGAGCAGAGGAGATGGCAGTTATTCCAGACCATAGATGATAGAGTGTCGGTGGCTCAGTGTTTTGGGTGAAGAGCATGTAGGACTCAAGCCAGTCGGTTAGTTGTCGGGGCATGGGAGTTAGTCCTCGAGAGGGTTATAGTCTGTCTGTGTGGTTAAGCCTTTCTCAAGGCGGTCAAGTTTGATGTCAATCAAGTTGCAGAGGAGTTCAAAGATCTGGAATACTTGTGGCGATCCTTGGTTTTCTTTTGATAAAATCATTACATCTTTTTCGAGGTCACTGTAAAGTGTCATAATGGCGCTCCTATTTTCTTAAGTGCTACGTTAACATTCTCTTGTGTAAATGGATAAATTTCCGCCGTCTTTCCTGCCCACTGGTAGCCGATCTTGGCGTCCAGGCCGACTGTGAAGGATCGACCTTTATGGGTGAATGTATGAGACATATGGTCACGAATAATAAGTAGGATCTGTAGCAAATCTTCTGTGCGTTTCTGCCAGAACTCAAAGACATCGGAGTCATGAACTGTTGTCAGGAGGTCAATGTCGAATCCATCTGGTCCAAGCCGAGGATCGTTGGCGATCTTGATGGTGCCACGGTTAAGTAGTTCAGCCACGGTTGATTGTGGGATGAAACTATAAGCATTACGATAAAGCGCTGCGTTCATCATGCCCAAGAATCGGCGCGGTCGATTGAAAAGATTATGCAGCATGCGGGTTGACTGAACCTCTGCTTCGATTGTTTTATGCCAGCGAGGCAGACCAGGAAAGCGGTCAGTGTAAGCTTGGAGCAAGTGATTGCATTCGGAGATCCCTTTGAAGATGCCTTCCTTAGCAAGGTTGTCGGAAAAAGTAGGTCCTTTCATATCATAGTTTCTCGCATGAACTACTTTCTTGCCCATGTATCGCATTGTTTTTCGTTGATCGACCTTTTTGCTATGAGCCTCTTCAATTACTTCTTCGATTGAAACGTCAAAGATCTTGGAGGCATTGAAAGAATGAACGTCGATACCACTCTCGAATGCTTCAATCATGTTAGCGTCTTGGCAGAGATAAGCAACAACGTGTGCTTCAGCTTTAGCAAGATCACATTCGCAAAGGATCTTCTTGATCGATGCGATCAAGTACTTTTTAAATTCGTATGGCTGGTTTTGTAGGTTCGCGCCAGTGCCGAAGAATGTAGCATTTGTGGAGATTCTCCCAGAGACAGTACCAGAAATGTTATGGCTGCAACGAAGACGATTATCTGCATCAACAGCTACGTTGAAGTATGTACTGAGAAGCTTACCGTATGTTCGTAGCTTCATTATTACTCTGGCTTCAATTGATCCTTTGCCTTTCTTACGCGCGATTCGACTAAGTGCTACAGCACCGCAAGTTGCGTTTTTGGTTTTGGGATCGATGTAAGGTTTGATCATGCAGATTCCGTAGAAGTATGCGATTAGTTGCTTGGAAGAGTTGTAGTTTAGATCCTTGCCAGCGAGCTTATTAAGGCCGTGTTGAAGTGCGTTTATGTAACGGGTTAATCTGGCTTTATGTTTTTTGATTCCAGCTTGATCTGTAAGAATTCCGTTCCATTCCATTTCGATTAATGGCTTATGGAGATTCATTTCATACTCCATAGTATCGGTTGCCTCGAAGTCAGTTAATTCTTCTTGGAGGCGTTCGGTGATTGGGAATAAGTAAGCTGCGTCTTTGGCATTATAGAGCCAATAAGCATCCCAGTCTTTGATCATAGCCGCATGGGAAGTTTTGCCCTCATCTTTGTAGTAAGGGAAGTATGTATACATAGATGTTAGGAAGTCGAGACCTTTGGGAAGTTCAGTATAGCAAATGTGCTGAGCTAGCATGGTATCAAAATAAAAGTTGTCCGTGAGAATGTGCATGGCTCGGAGCATGAAGACCAGATCGAACATACCGTTTTGGCAGATGATACCGACTGTTGGACTTTTGAGGATTTCAGCCAGCGCGATCCAGATCTTAGTCTCATCTTCAAGCGACCACATGGAACCATGGTTGTCAATTAGAGGCACTGACATACTGAAGATTTTGTTGTTTTGATAAATGGCTATTGCAAAGCAAGTTATGTATCCTGGAATAGCTTCAATATCAAAGCTGGCGTGAGGCTTAGTCAGGGCCAGGGTTAAAAATTGCATGATCTCTTGATGCTTTGGACGAATCATAAATGTTGTGTTGGAATCGAGCAGTGTTGGATCATTGTTTAGCAAGAGGATCTTTTGCATGTCAGCGATCATAGTATAAAAGTGGACCGGTTGAGAATAGGCCATGGTAAATGATGGATGATATGAAATCGCCAGGATTTTACCGGCCAACTTCTCGCGTAGGTGTGGGAACTGCTCGGCCTTATAGAAGCTGCCTCGGAGCTTGCCTATTGCATTGAACCTTGGCTCGTCGATTAGTAGCTTCATTGCAGTAGCACCCATGAGGATGATAATTTTTCCTGGGAAGGCGGATAGTTCATCAATAAGTCGTAGTTGAAGTTCACCCCAAGCTGCACAGCGACCACCCTTGTCTGTCCATAATGCATTGGAACCAGATTTTGGTAATTGCGCCTTACAAGCATAGGTAAGATAAAGTTGATATCGGGCGATTCGAACAGCGGCGCAGATGCGATTTAGCTGGCTGCCGGCTGGGCCGATAAACGGTTCTTGCTCCATGCATTCAGTGCTGCTCGGGGCCTCGCCGACGATGGCAAAGTCAGCGGATAGTATGTTATCAGTTGGAGGACAATCAATAGCGAGAGGATTGAAGCTGCTGGCTTTGATTGTCTGTGGGCGGAGTGTTGGAATCATTACCATAGGTTATTCCTTTCGTTTAGGGCTTGAGATTTCTGTCCAACAATCAAGACAAAGGTAAAGCTTAACTCGACAGATGTTCGCTGCCATGAGAGTTGTGGCATAATCATAGTCAGGCGGATTGGTGTATCTGTTTGGATAGGTTACTTTTGCAAATGCGAACTCAAGCGGAACAAGGTTCTTGTGCTTGCAGGGTGGCGGGGCAGCCAAGGGTTGGGTAACTTGATTTTGCATCACTGATCCTGGGAGGTATTTATCATTCATGGGTTATGATCCTTTGTTAGGGTTGATTAAATAAAGTAGTTTTTAAAATTCTCATAGAACCGATAAACATAAGTTTGATCATCATCGCAGCCCATTGGAGTCATGTCGTGTTTGGCCGCGGATATCATGGCATTACCTGAGCCGGCAAAAGGACTTAGCATTATGGCTCCTGCTCGAGCAATTTGTTTAAAGATTATGTCATAAACTTCGACTGGTTTTTCCCACTCATGAATACGAGAACTTGAAATTGCTGATGCACAGGCAATGGATGCTGGTAGATAGTTATGGTTAAAGATCGCGTTGCCTTTGCGGAAGAGCAAAAAGTTTTCATAGTTCGCAATCATGGTTGTGCTTGGTGTATTGCATCCACCGCCACCGGTTTTAGTCCATACCCCAGGAGACTGAGTCTTAAATTTGGCAGCCTTTGCAATGGCTTGTGTTTCTTGAATGTGTTCTTTACCAGTCCAACAAAGCACCCAAGAGTTAGGTAAGAGCTTAGCATAAAGCATAGGTAGGTATTCGTTGTAGAAAGCATAAAGTTGTTTGGGTGTCCAATCGGTGACATCGACTTTAGTTTTTGCTGCCTTGCCAGCGGTGTTCTCAAAGTCAATGGCATACGGTGGATCAAGTTCAACCATCCCAACAATGTTATCTGGAATCTGTGGGATGAATGTAGTGTAGGATTGAGTAGCGTATACTGGTTCAATGTTAGTCGAGAGTGGTTCATTCTCATCGATTGGATCTTCTCCCGTATCGTCGTTCAAAAATGAACCGCCAGTTAAGCCAGCGATGTCTGGGATAACATCGTCATGCTGGGCTTTGAGTTCGGCCTTTGGTTTAGCTGCTTTCTTTGAGACGAGCTTGGCAATGGCACCACCGGACATCAGTTGGGCCATTCTTTCCTTTTCTTCTGGCGGCAAGTTTTCTTGTGCTTGAATAGCTGCTGCTTGTTGCCCGAGCTTTTTGTACGCATCCTTGGCTGTGCCTTTTGTATTGTATTCAGTAAGCTGAGGAAAGGTTGTAATTGCTGCGGCAAGAACGAGATCAGTTGAGAGTCCACCAAGAGAACAGCGAAGTTGCTTAGCCGTTTCTCTAAACCCCCATGGTTCTTTCTTTGCTTCAGCTTGTTCTTTCCAATGGGTATGTAGGTCAAGGCGGATTTTAAGTTCTTCGTGCCATTCAAAATCCTTACGGGCCAGGTTTTCCATTCGCTCGATTATCAACGCATCGTCGAAGCTGATGCCAGGCATGATTCGAGCGATTATTTTTTTCCGTCCAAGTTTTTTCATTGCCTTGATGCGACGTTCACCTGCGATGAGTTCATGTTTTTCATTGACGAGAACTGGATTGAGTTGGCCGGATTCTTTGATTGAACCGACAAGATCTTCAAGGTCTCCGATTTCCTTTCGAGCACGAGTTCCGATTATGATGTCACTAATATCAAGGGTTTCTACAATGAATAGTTTTTTCTTCTTCTGAGATACTTCGGTCATGGTTGGGTTCCTTTTAGAATAGTTTAGCCAAGGCTGCAATTTGACTTGGAGTAAGTAACTTGAGTGCCGCTTCTGCTTTAGCTTGCTTGTTTGCTTGTGCTCGAGGTGATTTGACTCTTGCCTTGCCGGCGATCTTGGTCTTGGGAATCTTCTTTTTCTTTTGCATCAAGGCAAATGATACAGCAGCTGTCCGAGCTATTCGGACCTTGTTGATGAAGTGAACTTGCCCGGATGGCGGCAGGCTTAAGAAGTCGAAAACTTTTATTCGATCCATTAATGGCATATCATTTCTTTTCCTTTACTGGTTTGAGGGTTAACGCCTTGGCTCCATAAATATAATCAGTGATCATGGTATGCTTTCCGCTGGCGAACAGAGCGTCAAGAGAAAGAAATATTTGCCGGAACAAAGCTTGTTGCTGGCCGGAATGAAGTTTGATCTGAACTCGCTCGGCAAGATCGAACTCGATCCGGGCAGTGACTTTCTTGGTTTGTATGTTCTGATATGATTCGGCTGGCATTAGGGGGGTTCTCCTTAATCATCTAAAGCGTTATCTTCGTCTGGTGGACAGATCCATTCTTCTGGCTCCGGGTCTGGCATCATGTCGTCTTGACAGTATCCGTCGGCAGGAATGCGAGATCCTCGGGTACAGTCTCCGTCATAGTTCTCGTATGGACAATTTGTGTAGCACATAGTTAATTACTCCAAATAAGATGTTCTTTTATAATGTTAGCCAGTGCTTGGATTGCTGCTGCTTGTCTGCCAAATTGTTCAGCAACTACCTTGCCCTCGAATGGTTTGCCTTCAAGTTCCTTAATATCTTTCTTCGTATCATCAGAAATCATTTGTAATACCTTTAATATTCGGTTCTTGTCCATGGTTTGGGTTCCTTATGGTAGGTTAGAATTATCTGGTGGATCATCTAAAGTCAGGCAGCAATAACCAACTGCAAAGATCATGACGCCAATGATGAAACCAAGAGCATGGAAAGAGAATATGTGAGAGCCAATGACTCCAAATAAGAATCCGCCAGGAATTATGCTGATGATTGTTTTTATCATTGTTTTATCTTCTCCATGAATTCAGCCTCAGTCAGGGTTGGGGTGCCTAACTGCTCGGCTTTTGTTATTTTAGTTTTCCCAGGCTCTGATCCAATGATTAAATAGTCTACGTATTTGCTAACTTGGTTCGACCATTCCCAACGGAACTTGGTTAGATAATCAACAAGGTCTACCCGAGAGGTGGCAAGCGATCCTGTGATGCAGTAGATAACCTTTGGACTTTCCGGTAGCTCAGCGAAAGTGAAATTCGTTAGTAATGGTTCAACTGATTGGAACTTAACATAAGCCTGGACAAAGTTAGTCTGGGCTTTCTGAGGTATATTAGCGTTGACGATTCCTTCTTTGATGAAATAGAAAATTTTGAGCGCAGTCTTGTAGGCTAGGCCGGGATATCCCATGGCAGCCAGAAAATGAGCTGTGTTTTTGCGCCCTTGGATTTTAGTTAATTCATCAAGATAAGTTTCTGTTCGTTTGATTCCCCAGATTTCTTTTAGTGCATCGAGGATAGAAAAAGAATCTGGATCAAGCAAAGCCCACGGATGGTCGACAAGAATCTTGAAGCAAGCTGGATTAAGGATTAACTTTGCTATCATGTTCTCGCCGATTGACTTGAGATCAAAACCGGTCTTTGAGTAGAAATAAGAAATTTGCTTGATTAACTGGCCGATGCATGAAGTGCTGTCACATATGAGGTCGACGCCCTGCCACTTGGTTTCTGCTCCACAGACTGGACAATGTTTGAGAGGTCGAGCCAGCTTGGGTTTGTCTGGTTCTGGTAGGGTTGATGTCAGCCTCTCTATGGTTGCATCAAATGGTTGGGTTGTGGTTGTCATTTGGGTTCTCCTTAAAAGATTTTATAAGAGCTCTGATTTGTTCTTGTTGTTTATGATATTGTTTTAACCAAAGATAAGCAGTACTTGTAGTTTGACAGTCTGGATATTTGAGGATCTTCTCTGCTTCCCAACGAACTTTAACTGCTGTATAAAAATCAACATAAGATTTGAGATTAAGAACTATTCCTTGGTGTCCAATGGTTACAGCCCAGCGTTTTTTAGAACGAGTAATTCCTTTAACACCTGAAGTATTAGTTTTCATTAGGCCTGTATTACGCGCATTACAAGCTCTTGTAACATGCCGTAAGTTTTCCCATCTGTTATCATACTTACGCATGTTAATATGATCTATCTCGTGCTCTGGGAAATAACCTTCCATGTAAAACCAAGCAATTCGATGCGCTGCATATGATTTACCATCAATGGTTATAGAACGATAGTTATCTTCATTCCGAGCTTCTGCCCTTATTCCTTCTTTATCCCTTCCGGCTGCTGAGGTCCAATAAAAATGACCTTCTAAAGGATCATAGTATAATAATTCCTGAACTAAAGTAAAAGATAGTTTGTCTTGTCTTTTAAATACTTTTTTCTCTTTTAAAGATCTAAAAAATTTTTCTGCGTAAAGTAAATTTTCCATTTCTTCTTCTGTAAACTCAATTTTCATCTTTCTTCTCCTCCTTTTCTTTTCCAAATCTTTTGCTTTGTTCTGTAAGAAGAAGTGTCGATATGAAATTATTAAAACTTCGATTTTCTTTTTTACATTCTGTCTTAATCCAGTCAGCTAACTTACTTTCAATACGTAAACCTACTTGTTTGATCATGTTGTTTTCCTCCCATGTTATTAATTATAGTCTATAATAACATATTGATAACACTTTGTCAAGAACTATTTTTATCTTTGTGTTAACATAGTGTTAACATCCGGAAACCATCCTTGGTCGCCGGGCCGGGTTAAATCCTTGGGGGTTTCCTGCCCGTTTCCCAGGGTTTAACCCTTCCCTGGGCCTGCTGGTCACATACAACAAATCTGTCTTAAACCGTACAAGAAAAGCGTTTTCGGAAAAGTCAAGCTATTTTTAAAAAAACTTTCATTCATTAGTCACACTTAAAATCTTGGGAATAATCTCCCCTGCTTTGCCGACACTAATGATGGAGCCAACCTTGATCTTCATGTCAGCCAGCCATTTGGCATTATTGGCTGTGGCGCGGGAGTTTACAGTATGGCAGAGAGTAATGGGTTCATAGATTACAGTTGGGATTATTCGGCCTTGGCGGCTAACGTTCCATTCGATATCAGTAACCCGAGTTTCTTTTATCTGGATTGGAGGTTTCCAAGCGATTGACCAAGCATAAGTCTTGGAGTTATGGCCTGCGATGACTCGCCGTTTTTCGGATCGGGGTTTGACCATGATTCCGTCGATAGGAAATACTTTGGACCAGGTTGCATAGGCCGAGAGCAAATGAGTTTCCAAGGCTTCAAAATCTCCGGCGAAAGCATATGGGATGAATAATGGTCCATGGTTATGCGGGATCATGTGGACCAAGCCAGGCAGGTCGAAGACTTTTCGATTGAGCCAGCCAGCGACTACGTTACGCGGATTAGATCCGAATTTTGGTGCCCAATTGACGAATGGAATAATGATTTCGCAGGTTTGTGTATGGCGTGGTTCAAAATTCATGGAGATCATTGGTAGATGGTGGGTTATATCATGCCCAGAGATGCCGTCTCCTTCAAGGACAAGCTTGAGTCCAGCTGGGGACTTTGATAGAACAGCGGCACAGCCGTCGTACTTGGGTTCAAGAACAAGCTCGGAATTACCAAATCGAGCAAGGTAAGGTTTAAGATCGTCGATGTTGAAAGCTTTGTTTGTTCCGAATATCTGGTGATGATGCTGGCAGAGATCATGAGCAATGTTTGGATTGTTGGCGGTATGGTAGAGTAGCTGGTGCGTTTGATCAAAGGCAAAGAGTTGCTGCCAGAGAATATCGTATTCTGTGTCGGTGAGAAAAGGGATTCCGACAGCATATGCTTTGTTTGCGGCCGAGAGTTTGGTTTCAAGTTCGGATTGGGTTAAGGGTTTGGTTGTCATGATATTAAATCCTTAAAAAATGGACAGTTAATAATAATATGGTTTGTAATGTTTATACCAACAACTTTTGTACATATAGCTTTGATTTCTATATCATGAATACCTGGATGTAATAGAGGATTTTCTTTTACGTTTATACAAGGTAAGGCTACTGTAATAAGGCCTGAATATTTACACGCTGTACAGATGGTTTTTTCTTCTAAGTCAGATTTATATTTACGTAAAGCTTCCCGTATTTTTTCTTTTGTATCAAGTATCATTTCATTGGATCTCCCATGGTTAAGCCAAGTCTACGATAGACTCTGGCAAGATTTGTGTAGTGTGGAATGATGTTGTTGTTCATTGCATACTCGTATTCCTCCATGCAACCGGCGGAAAATGACCAACGGGGGTGCAGAGCTATGTGGGTGCATTTAGACAGCATGAGCGTTGTAGCTTCAAGAAAGCTCTTGTCATTAAGTAAGCCATCAAAATGCGCAGAGTTAAGATGGGGGCAGATGACAGCGAATCCTTGAAGCCAATAGAACTGGGCCATGAGAGAGGCTTCATGGATATTGTTATGAATAGCGGCGGTGGTGGATGCTCTGTATGGGGCGGCAATATAAAGAAGGTGCATGGCGCTTTGGTTCCTTTAGCTTAGTTCTTGGTGAGTTCCGACGAGCTGATAAACATCAGCATAAATAGGTAACCTGCAAACATCGATAGGCGTTTGTTCCGATGAGTTAGCTGGAATTTCATTTGAGTTAAGCAAGTATCTTTTGTATGCTTCATTGCATAGCTCAGAGCAAAACAATTTACTAAGATCTTCTTGTTGGTCTGGACGAAATGAAAAGTCAACAGCAGATCCGATGGCTTGTTTGTAGTCATATGGAATCCCAAGCATGGAGACAAGAAAAGTTTCTGTGCCAGGAATGTTGATAGGACTGTCAATAGGTAAGATCCACAGGTCTCCGTCGTAACTGGCGACCCTGGTTGATAGTCGAGAGATTCGAACACCAGAAAAACCTGCTCCGACAGACGTTGATTCGACGATCATAATTATCGGGACACTGGCCATTTCAGTGTTAACTCGTAGAACCATACCGACATGAGAAACATTGGATTTGGTTATTGTTTTGATTGTTGCGGAAACGAATGTTTGTCCGCCGAAAGCTATTAGGTCGCCAGTGCGGAGAGTGTGGCGTATTGCTTGGTATGTGGTATGATTCATTAGGCGAATTCCTTTTTTGTTATGGTAAAGATGGTTCAGAAAACATACGATAGTCGATCATGATTTGAGACAAGCGGTGCAAAATTTCTGGATCAAAAGAATCAATTTGAAAGTGAATATGTGAGTCAATGTTCGGTCCGTAATAGAGTGTAAGATCAATGGCTATTCCAATAACCTGGGCTTTGGTTACAAATGTTCCGATTAGTTCTGCGATTGGAACGAAGTAAAACATTTTGCCGGAGCCACTTGGGGTTTTCCACTTAATGCCTGATTCCAGCGGAAACTTGGTTGATGGGTTTGAGTATCGAGAAAGCACCATGTCGAATGGAGCAACGATTGGTTGGCCTGGCAGAGCGAGATAGTCAGTTCCTTTGTGCCGTCGAGTGCCTCGCGAAGCACCATAATGTCCGAGGCCTTCGGAGTCATTTCGGATTCCTTTTCCCGTTGGTGAGATCATGAGAAGTGTTCCTTTGTTTGTAAGGTAAAAAAGGCCCACAGACCAACTTACGATCTATGGGCCTTAGTTAAATACTCTGTGTTCATTAATGAACGGTGAGTAGCTGGCTTGCTTGCTTACCCGAGGATCTTTCCGATTTCGTTCTTGGGTGCATAGACTTCTTTTCCGTTGTCATCGGTTCCATCGTTGTATGTGACGTTGGCGCAAAAGTTGACATCTGTGAACTCGTCAAGCTCAACTTCACCATCGCGATTGAGGCCAATGTTTCCAAGGAAGTCCTTGACCATTCTCCACATCATGTCGGACTTTTCTGCATCATCACCTTTGTAAGTTCCATCGTTGCCGAACCACATAGTATGCATGATGTTGGACGCAAGGTCTTCACCGACTACTTCAATGACACACAAGATGCCGTTTCGGCCGGTCTTCTTGCTGGTTGTATCCTGGGCTTTGATGATGCGTAGATCGTATTCGCCTTCGGTTACGGGGGCAAGGTCTTTGATTTCACTTAAGTTTGGAATTGCGGGCATAGGTAAATCTCCTAAAATTAATGTTAGTTGGTTGGTTGGTTAGGCTACAATGTTGTTTCAAACTTTTGATACGCTTCGGCAATACGATCCATTGTTACATCAGTTGCCTCTTTCATATCAAAGATTCGAGTTTTTGCTTCGTACTTATAACGCTCACGAAAATTGATGTTAAACTTTCCTCCTTTGGTTTCAAGTAGATATGCTTCATCGAAATCAGTTGCAAGTAGTTGTCTGAACTGGCCATTTACAGATGGATATCGGGCAACTACTTCTTGTGACGAGTTCATAAGCGTGTGTAGGTGAACTGTTACTACAGCAGCACAAGGCAGTTCCTGAACCGCTGCGGTGAGGGTTTGCATCCAGTCGAGTAATTGACCCCAGTGAGGCATTGCCATACCGAGTTTGTGATTAACGATCTTGCCGATACCGGATGGGGTTATTGAGTTCTTCATGCAGATTTCCTTGATGGCTCGGAGGTTAGCTGCAGTTAAGGAGTCAATGACGACAATGCCCGATTGTGCAGCAAGATCGGTGAAAAATCCATTGGCTTCGTCTTCTTGGAACGCGGTCCAAAAATCGGAAAAGGAGTTACTGGAGTTTGAAAAATCATCGATGGTGATTGGTGCGTTGGCTGGCCGTTTCTGCTGGTGGATCAGTTTGTCTATTGTTTTGACTCCTCCTTTGTCAAACATATAAAAATGGACCGGGCCTTTGGTGTAGGTGCATGGGAGCTGCGTTTTGCCAGATCCGGAATTACCCGCAAGCAAGAACTTGACATCGAACTTACGCTCTGCTGGAACGTAAGGGGTTTTGGTCTTTGGTCGAGGGGCTGGAATTGGTTTCGGTTGCATGACTGGCATTGGAATGATCCTTTATTTTGCTTCATTAATCTTTTGTTTAAGTTCTGCCTCGTGTAGCTCGGGATCCCATTCAAAAATCGTATATCCTTGCGGTGGTTTCTCCAGCCAAAGAAGTGGATTATTTCGAAGCTTGCAAAGGTCAAAGAAAGAACAATTACTGTTAAATGTAGTGCATCCGTAGCCGGGGCGTCGATGGAACGAATGAAGAAGGTCATTACGGTCAAGACAACGAGTTTTATCATCGTCCAAGATTGTGAGTTGAGCTACGATTTCAGTCATGTAATGCTTGAGTTCATGCAAAAACTGGTTGATTGCTTGGACGCGTTTGTTGATAACAAAGTCTTGAAATTCGATCTTGCTTTTTTGACATACAGCGACTCGATAGACCATGGCTGGAATTGAGTCATAAAAGATCCGGCCGGCGGTTAGGTAGCCAGTTGCTTGGTAGGACATCTGGAAGCCAGCGCCGGTGATTTTGTATATCGCTCCTGCTGTTTTGTGGTCAAGGATTTCGAGCATTTGAGTTTTGATTATTGTTCGAAGCAGATCGAATCGACCAATATAATTTGGCAAGTTTTCGCTGATGTGAATGGCAAAAGGAGATTCGACTGCAAGAACTGTGGTTAGTCGGCGATCGTTGAGGAGATGTTTCTTGAAGTAGGCATTGTAAAGGTTTGCTGCATGCCCAGGGGATTTTGGAAAGATTGAGTCTTCGTTTGGCCAGTGAGGAGCGCCTTCGATGGACCAGAGGAGATTAAATGCATCGACGGCGAGCTTGGTGGCTGTTTTGATGTCGATTGTTGGATCGTCTTTTTCGACAAGATAAACGACCTCGAGGCCGTAATGCCAACAAGAGCCGAAGACTAAATGGATGCTTGGTCGGGGATTTCGGAGATGAAGAATGTATTGATAGAGGAACTTGCGCGGGCACTCGAGATAAGTTGATAGGCTTGAATAATCTATTTTTTCACGATAGTCCATGGTATGATCCTTTTCTTTGGTAAGTGAATTTAATTATTCACCTTGAAGCAAAGATTTGGGCAACAAAGACCTTAGGAGAGTAAAATCTTTGTTGCCCGGAGTGTGTGAGCAGAGTTTGCATCCTGTGCGACCACACACAAAATATGAAACATAATCACCAGGCTCCTGACAACCAGGATGGGTAGCAAGATAGAAAAAGCCCGGCGAGGTGATTATGTTTCAAGGTTGTAACTACTTCGCTTTCTTCGCTGCGGCAAAGTTTGCCAATACAGCTTCACGGACAGCAGGATCAAGTGCGCCAAGAGCTTCAAGTGCTTTTTCCTCTGGGGTCTTGGTTACCCGGAGAGTCGGACACCAGGTTGTGAAATCCACTGCCAGGATTGTGACATCGTCGTTGGCATCATCTTCTGTGTCTTTGCCCTCGGCATCTTTGACTTTCTTTTCGAGCAGACCGCGAATCATGGAGCGGAAAGAAATTGCAAGCTGAGATTTAATGTGCTGTACGCAAAGGTCTTCGCCCTGGATTTTGGCGATATCAGCAAGGGTTTCGGCGAGGAAAATTGCTGGTACTTCTGTTTCGATAGTACGGCCTGCGGCGTTGCTTACGGTTTTGATTGTCGGCATGTTGGTAATTCCTTTTAGCTAAAAAGTTAGTTGGTTGGATCGCATGATCCGAAAAAGGTTACTGAGGTTGGACATCTTGATGGGAGTCTTTAGTTCCCAGGCGATCATTTTCTTGCTCCTTTTTAATTTGATTCATGTTGTAGGTGATAAAACTGCTAACACTTAGGCCATTTGCAACTGCATTTGCTTTGATCCAATTGAACAATTTGTGGGTCATTGTAATGTGCAAACGTCTTTTCATTTGGGTTCCTTTTGTGTTGGTCGTTTTTCATCTTTACCGCTATTCTACCACAACGTGTGACTAAAGTCAAGACCATTTATTAAGTTTTTTCAAAAAGTTTCGCTGGTTGCTCAGGTGGAAGATAGCTTTCCATTGGAACATATTCTTGCTATGGAGAAGTTAGTTCCTTTGTTTCTTTTTGCATTGATTGTCGGAACTCCTCGATTATTTTATCATTAATCTTTCGTGCTGCGGACATTGTGTTTAGTTGTGCTGCTTGGCATTGGCTGATGTCTAGGATTTCAAGTGCTCGCGTTGAGGCAACATACAAGATGTTGGTTTCTTCTGGTGTTGGACTTGTGTCCTCGCAAGGGATAGCGTAGTCATTGGCAAGGCGAACTATTGGCCATTCCAGACCTTTGGCTTTATGGGCGGTGGTTATGGTGACGTCGGCGCTTGAGGCTCGCTTCTCGGTAAGGTTGAGGACTTTGATAATTGCTTCACTTCCATGTTTGTCAAGGATCTTGATCAAGGCTTTAAGATCACCTCCGAAGGAACTTTCAGAATACTCGATTAGATCTTGATAAGAACGAAATAGCATGAGTTCGGGGTGTTTCGATGTTTGGGTCAGGCGTAGCTCGGTTATGCCTTTGATCAAGTTGATGATCTGCTGAACTCCTCCGAGGATGAAAACTTTGCGGTCTTTAGCAAGCTCGGTGAAAGTTGCTACGATAACGCCGTTGTTAGTTCTGGCGATTATGCAATCTGGCTGTTGGAGGCCGCTGTTATCGACTGTGGCTTCACGCTGGTCATTACCGAAGAATGGTTTGTAGATCAGATCGTCTTGGGGATAGTAGTTGGTTATTATGCTGTTTGCCATATCTGCAATGGCTTGACCAAAGCGGAAAGATCGGGTTATGTAGAGACGATTGATCTCGGTGTTGGCGATAGCGTTTACGGCTCCGCGCCAAGCGTATATTTGCTGAAATTGATCGCCGACGAATATCTTTTGGCAATTCGGTTGAGCATGGATGACAGCGGAGATTACAGGGTTTGCGTCCTGGTATTCATCGAACAGAATGAAGTCTTTGTGAAGCTGCGGATTGGTTAAGGCCCAAAGTTTAAGATAAATATCATGGGTTATTGGGATCTTGGAGGTTTCCAAGGACATCTGGTAGAAGATTCGACGAGCTTGAAGGACAAGATCAAGGCGTAGAGCAACCATAGCGTCGGGTGATACTGCTGTTGGGAGCTTCGGGACATGGAGGTCAAGGAACTTTGGATCAGAGGAATAGCAGAATTGGCGAATGGTCTCAAGGATTAAGTATGCCTTAGTAGCTGCGGTTCTGTAGCCTTTACAAGCACCTAAACTATAGTTGCGCGCAAGACTGGCTCCGGTGATCTTAACCAGGCGATCGCGATACTTATAGCCAATTGCACCAAAGGCCAAGCTGTGGCCGGTTTTGCAAATGACATGCCTGGCGAACTTCTTTCCTGCTTCGATGGCGAGTTGCTTGTTGAAACTGACACTTAGGCCGCGGCCGGATAGCTTGCGTGCGGTGGCAAGTAGCTGGAATGTTTTTCCGCTGCCTGGTGGGGCTTGGATGACATTGTCATCGCCTTTGAGAATAGCAAGAACATTTGCTTCTTGTTCCTCGGTTAGGATAGTTCCTTTGTATTGCATGGTTGAGCGTTCTCCTAATTGATGGTTTACTTATACGGTGCTGTGTCTTTGCTGATTGTTACGCCAGCCAAGCGGGTTTCGATAGCTTCTGTTTGAGCAGGTTCAAGATAGCCTGGAAGTACGCATAAGCCGTCGACAAACAAAGATCGGCCAGGACGCATGATTCGACTGTACTTGATATGACCTGCAAGGTTAACTGACTTGACACCGTTGATTACAAAGGAACCGTTTGCGTAATATGCTGCGCTATGATGGATCATGTTGGTTCTCCCCTTTAGTTTGATGTTTAACTTCTGGTGAAAGGATCACGATGTTCAGTCCTGATCCCTTGGGCAAAGGTTAAACTATTTGGGCTTGATCTCCAGTTTCTTCGGTTATCTCTTGTTTCTCCTTTGATCGGTTAAATACTTTACACTGTTTATAAGGGCTGTTCTGGCATTTGCATAATCAAATAGACTTTGAGTAAACTCTGCTGGCGATTGACTGCCACGGAGTTCATCAGCTCGAACAGCGAGGTCAAAGGTGTTTATTAGTTTTATTATTTCTTCTTGTTTCATTTGGGTTCCTTTACCAATCAATCCTGGTTGATCCACATTTCGGGCAGACCGGCTCGTTTTCTTCTTTGAGCCTGATTACTTTTATACAGTCTTTTAACAACCCTTCCCAGTTACATAGCCGGCACCTGGCTTTCCTTAGATAGTTCTCTTCTTGAACCTGGTTAGTTTTCCATATAGGTGTGTTTTTAGCTGATAAGTCGTTTAACCACTCTTGACTTAGATATGTATTCATATTTCATCCCCGCTATTTTCTTCCTTATCCTTTTCCTCGCTTCTTAAATGTGGTAGGTCATTGATATCAAGCTCTTGCAGGTTCCACTTTTTCGTCCCGGCTTCGATTTCACTTGGGTATTGAAATGCCCAGCGGGAACCAAAGAGCCTGGTCATGGTGTCTCTTGAGGTACGAATGTTCCCATGGATTTTGATGAAGCAATTGCCATAGCCATGATCAAGGCCAAAGGTAAAAATCCAGTCACGGTTGATTGTCTGGAATTCATCCATTTCTTGGTTAGATAGATTCATAAATTTGATTCTCCAAATCTTGTGTTTGAGTGTTTAAACAGCAGTCTATGCCAAACTGGTCTTCGATGCCATCGAGAAGTTTATCCAGCATGGATGGAGAGCGGAGATCGAGTTCTCTACAAATGTTCCGCATGACGATTCCGAGCATGCGGATTCTTTGATTGGTATGTTTGATTTGCTCTTCTATGGTTGGCGCTGGTTTGGCTTTTTGCGCCTTGAAGGAGAAGTTATAGATTTTTGCCCACCGATACAGGCAATTGGTAGTCATGGGTATGTCGAAACGCTTTTGGACGTGGTTGCAAATCTCGATCATTGTTAGCTTTGAATAGAATTTATCCTTTGCTTTGATATCAGTTAAGATTTCGAACTTGATTACTTCGTCGAGTTTTTTCATTCGGCAGATCCTTTATTTAGAATTGCACTGGTTTCTTCGCTGGCTTGGAACCAAGAGCCATTTGAACCAACTACGAGTTCCAACCAACCCTGGCGAGCTTTCCAAAAGAGTCTATTGCCATGCCAGATTAGAATTCTGGTTGGATGTAAGGCTATGATTTGATCTGCTGTTTCTTGATACTCTGTGCGATATCGTGGCATTTGAAGTTTTCCTCGCTTAGTTTAGTTTCGTTTCACTTTCGTTGATGTTGGCCAGCATTTGATCAGCCAAAGTATTTCCTGTTGTTCCTTCGGCGTCCATTTTCTGTTTGATACGATGGCTAAGAAATTGGCTAAGATCATGTTCAAACTGTGGTTCATGTTGCGTGAGTAAATCAAGTTGATGTACTTGCGCTGGGGAACTTCCAGCATAGATTGATATAATAGTTCCATCAGAATTCTCGTCGCCGCTGGGAATATCCAAAGAACAGATGATACTGACTACTGGTTCGACTTTACAAAGATCGACGAGCGTAGTTAATGCTTTGTTGATTTCTGCTATGCGTGGATTTTCTACTGCTTTTTCGCTTGCTTTTTCTTCACTGCTTAGCTTTTGAAACGTCTGGTCAAGTTTTTTCTCTGTCATGCTTGTTCTCCTTTGGTTATGGTTATGGTTATGGTTAAGGTCTAATGAAGGGATCAAGGTTAGGCTGTTTTTCTTGCTTGATCCCTTGGTTAGATGTTAACCAACGTTCTTAATCGTCTTTTTCTATTAACAGGTGCTGGTCGATTAACTCTTGCGTTAGGGCTAAGATACGATCAGTGGCAACTCGCAAGGGACTGATCGCATCAAAGGTCGTTGGACTTTGGGCTTTAAGTTGCTGGTCTTTCTTGAGTGCTTCTCGTCTCCAGGCCAGTAGTTTGCGCTTGGTTAGCATTTTGGTTAGCATTTTAATTCTCTCCTTTAGCTTGCTGTGCTTTCATTGCTGCCAGTGCTATGTCTCGTTGCTCTGCTGGAAGACTTTCCAAGCATGCCATGACATCTGCCAGGATTTGCTCCGGTGTCTTTGCGGTCGTGATCTTTCTAGGTTTGCTCGCTCTCCGCTTGGCTTCTTCTTTCAGCCTGACGCTGAACTTGAACTCGGCCAGGATTTCATCCAATAGTTTGAACTTCTTAATCTTAGTGGTCGTATTACTAACAGCCAGGTCAAGCTCGATTTGTGCTGCTCGTTGCTCGTCTTGCGCTGCCTTGATTTCAAGTTTTGCACTCTGGCGTTTGGCGATCAGCAGGGTGACTTTTTCTTCGCTGGTGTGAAGAGTTTCAATGAGTTTGTCTTTGTTCATTCTGAATGCTCCTTTTGATTAGTTCGCTCTGCTACTCGCTGTTCATTAATGAACGGCCATTCGAGCTATTGGTTACTCACCTTATATAAACTCATACAGATAATCCGGCTCCAGGCCAAAGAACTCCTGGCATATGTTTTCCGCTGCATCAACGTCACCCTCGTCGAGATAATAATTAAACTTCTGATGTGCGTCTCTGATTAACCTGCTTGCTTCTTCCGCTGTTAGTCCGTCTCGCCTTACCAGGATGTCAAAAATACTTTCTATCATGCCTTGTCTCCTTTCTTCTTAAGGTCTGTTCTTGGCGTCAGGTGCCTTGATTCCACCAGGTCAACTACTTGCCCGATTTCAACTGGTTCAAACCTTTGATAACTAACTACCCTTGCTTGGCTCTCGTGCCACATTCTCCAGCCATAACCCAGCCCGATGCCGAACATTCCAATGGTCAGCCAGACAATCATTTGATTCATAACTTGCTGACGTTTGGCTGTTCGCTTTGACCTTACTTCCTGCCTTGAAAGTTTCTTTCCTATGGTTGTTGCGATTATCATTTGAGCAAGTCCTCCAGTTTAAGGTTTTTCTTCCTGGTTCCTTGTTTCACTCTCTGAGCTACCCAAGCCATGCTTTCTTCGCTGGCTAAGCTCGTTGGTTCATCCACTAAATCAGCCAACCCATAAAAAAACGTCAACCTCACAATATTACTAACAGTCATTAGTTGTTCAAGGTCAAATCCTTTGACGATCAGCCCGTCTCTGGCTTTGGCTATCATGGCTGGATCAAGCCTGGTTGCTATTGCTTTTTTAGTCATTGTTGCTATTCCTCCTCAAGATTCATTAACTCTTCCATGCTCGGCGGACTAAAGTCTGTAAC